CCCGATGGCCCAGGATAGGGCTACGGCGATCAATTACTACCTCGGGGCTCCGTTCGGAAACGAGATCGAGGGGAGGAGCCAGGTTGTCTCCAAGGATGTCTTTGACACCATTGAATGGGTCAAGCCGGCGTTACTGCGGATTTTCGCCGGCGGGGATCAGGTCGCCGAATTCCCGCCGCAAGCGGAAGACGACATCGAGGGGGCGGAACAAGAATCCGACTACATCAATTACATCCTGCAGCGGAAGAACAACTGGTTCTCCCTGTGTAACGAGTGGTTCACCGATGCCCTACTGACCCGGAATGCCTATGTCCTCGCCTACTGGGATGAGCATGAGGAGCCGACGCTAGAGAGATACAGGGGGCTGACGGAGGATCAGCTCGTCCTGATCGCGATGGATCAGTCTGTCGAGATCATCGCGCACCAGTCCTATCAGGCTCCAATGCCCTTACCTGCTCCTATGGCCCTCAACGCCATACAGCAAGGGTTGATGCAGGGGTATCCGCAGATCACTCTTCACGATGTCGATATCCGGAGGATCAAGAACTACGGGTGTGTGAAGCTGGAGTGCCTTCCTCCCGAGCGGTGCATGGTGGCGGGGGATGCGAAGCGGGTGAGTCTCAGAGACGCCGCGTTCTTCGAGTACTGGGAATACAAGACCCTGAGTGAACTCAGGGCTGACGGGTTCGATGTCGCAGATGACATATCGGATTCAGGGGGCATCGAGAGGGGGCTGGTAGACCAGGTCAGGGATCTGACCCAGAACACGATTCTCTACGACCAGGAGATGTCTTCGGACCCTTCCATGCGGAAGGTGAAGGCGCGCATGGTCTGGATCAGGAACGACTACGACGGGGATGGGATTGCGGAGCTTCGTTACGTCGTAGCTGTTGGAAGAAACATCCTCGTCAACCAGGAAGCAACCAATATCCCGGTTGCGACCATCGTTCCCTACCCGATGCCGCACAGGCATATCGGGCTGTCGCTATTCGACGCGATCTCCGACTTGCAGCTGATCAAGTCCGCGATGCAGCGGCAGGTCATCGACAACCAGTATTTGGCCAACAACGGGCGTACTGCGGTCGACAAGAACTCCGTCAACCTCGATGACATGATGGTCTCGAGGCCGGGTGGAGTGATCCGGGTCAACGGTCAACCTCAGGCGGCAATCATGCCGTTCGTCCATCCGGACACCTCTGCCGGGGCTATCGCGGTCCTTCAGTACTTCGACGGAATCAGGGAGGACCGCGGGGGTGTCTCGAAGCCCTTCGCCGGGGCTGATCTGGAGGCGATCAACGCTCAGCCGGGGACGATCGCGCAACTCACCTCCGCCGCGAGTCAGAAGATCGAGCAGATTGCCAGGGTACTGGCTGAAGGTGTCCGGGAGTTGTTCCTGCTCGTCCACGAGTTGACGCTGAGTAACGCGACAGCCGAGGACAAGGTCCAGCTGAGAAACAAGTGGGTCACGGTCGACCCGCGGCAGTGGCGGAAACGGACCGACATGAACCTCATGGTCGGTCTGGGGGTGGGGAATAGACAGCAACACATGATGGCGATTGCTGCGCTTCTTGGATTGCAGGAGAAGGCGCTATCGGTAGGTCTGACCTCTCCCTCGAAGATCTACAACGGGCTTGCTGAGTACGTCAAAGCCCTTGGATTCGCATCCTGCAAGCAGTTCTTCGACGAGCCCGATCCGGGCGAGCCCTTCCAGCCGCAGCCGCCGTATCAGGTACAGGTGGCGCAGATGAACAACGAGGCGAAGATTCACATCGAGAACATGAAACAGCATGGCGACCTGATGCTGGCGTCGATAAAGGAAGAGGGGAACAACAGCCGGGCGTACTTTGAAACGATGATCGACGCACAGAATAAGTCGCAGGACAGGTTTATCCGGGCGGTAAGCGAGGCGACGGACCGGATGCAGGAGATGAGGCTTGCCGCGATCGATCAGGGCGCGAAGGCGACCGGAGAGGCGCAGCGGGTGAAGGAGGAACAGGCCAAGCTCGAGAAGATGGCGATGAACGACTCGCTATCCAAGGCGAGCACTTCCGCAGATGAAGCGAACAAGCGAGTCAAGGAACTGGTTTCAGAACTTGAAAGAATGAAGAAGCAGAAGCCAGAGGATAAACCGAAGAAGTTCCGGATTACCGGGCCGAGCGGTCGGGTCTACAACGTAGAGGCGGCGTAAATGGAAGACGGCGTACACGAAATCATCGAAGACATCCCCTGCGGGAAGTGCGTCACGAAGCAGTACTGGAAAGACGGGGTCAAGTACCGCCAGGACATCGAGATCCGGGTTGCTCCGGGGCTGTTCACCTTGATGGATCTCCAGGAGTGGCAACAGCATTACGTGAAGTTGGACAAGTCCGGTAAACCATACAAGGTGGCGTGAAATGGCTATTTCTCAGGCGCTTTGCACATCGTTCAAGCAGGAAATCCTGGTTGAGGGGCACAACTTCACCGGGGGGCAGGATGCATTCGTGTTCGCGATGTACTCGAGCTCCGCGCTGCTGTCAGCCGGGACGGCCGGGTACACCTCTGCGGGTGAGGTTGCTGCGTCAGGGTCGTATGCGACTGCTGGCGGGACGCTGACCAGCGTTACCCCGACGACTTCGGGCACGACGGCCTTCTGTGACTTCAACGATATCTCGTTCACCTCCGCGACGATCACCGCGAGGGGTGCGTTGATCTACAACCACACGAACGGCGACAAGGCCGTTGCGGTGCTGGATTTCGGCTCTGACAAGACGAGCACGGCGGGGACGTTCGCGATTACCTTTCCTGCGGCTGATGCGTCCAACGCGATCATCAGGATTGCCTAGACAGCTACAGACGATATGGCGACAGTAGTCCTCACCCTCGAATCTGTCTGCGCTGGCGGCGGGCACGCGAACATCAGCGTCACGGTAAACGGGGTTGCCAGGGGCACATTCGCCGTGCTTGCCGATGACGTGCTGTCGCCGCTTGCGGATGAAGACGTGCCGATCGTTCTTGCTGCGTTGCTCAAGCTCGGAATGATCGGGCGCACCAAGGCACAGATGCGCGGCGTGCTGCAAGCAGGCTACCAAGTCACGACGGAGTAGCCAGTGGCCTATTCCACGATTCCAGGCAGCGGGTTTTTGTGGCCCGAATCATGGGCGCGGTGGGCGTACAACCAAAGTAGCAATCTGTCCGTTAACGGCAGCATTGCCACAATGGACGCGGCGGCCGAGAAAGCCTGCATGATCGGGCGTTGCTTCATCGCTGACCGGCCGACGAGCGCGAAGACCATCAGCTCCTCCGGGGGGAAGATTCATTTCCGCACCGGCGCTGTTACGTGGGGAACTTCGGGCACGACCGTGCGCGTCGGGATACAGGACGTGTCTCCCTCCGCCGGCCCCACTGGCGAGCCCGACGGGACGTTCGATGTGCATGGCGATCTCGTGCAGGGCACTGATTCGTTGTCCGCAAATACGTGGACGACCGTGTCGATGAGCTCGGGGACGAAGGACATCACTCACGGGCAGTTGATCGCCGTCGTGCTGGATATGACGACGCGCAACGGCTCTGATTCAGTGGTGCTGACGGGACGGGCGCTGCAGGTGACGGAAAATCCTCCCTTCTGTCGGGCATTCACGACGTCATGGCAGGCCGCTTCGGCCAATAACCCGAATGTCGTCATTGAATTTGACGACGGAACATTCGCGTCATTCTTTGGCGCAGAGGGCGGGTTCGCGTCAAGCACCACCGAAAACTTCGGCGATGCCACGAACCCGGACGAGCGCGGGATGATGTTCCGCGTTCCTTTCCCGTGCATCGCAGAGGGGGCGATGTATTTTTTCAACACGGGCGGCGCGGCCGGAGATTACACGTTCAAGCTCTATTCCGACCCGACCGGCTCGCCCGTCGAGATGTACTCGGAAGCCATCCTTGCCGAGCAGAATATCGCCTCAGCGGGCCGCTACCACCTGATTTTTGCGACTCCTCAGTATCTAAAGCCAAACGTCGATTACGGGATGACTCTACGAATCACCGGCAGCGGAATCATTTTGCCAGTGCTCACGTTCGGCGCCGCGGCGTACCGAGCACTGCAATCCGGCGGGACCACGACCGCGAAGATCACCCGGAACAACGACAGCGGCGCGTTCTCTACGACGACAACCGCGATGTACGTGATGACGCTGCTGATCTCCGCCGTCGATGTCGGTCCATCGCCGATCTATCAACTAGGACTCTGAAATGGCGGCGCCTTGGAATCCACCAGTAAAGGCCGAGGACTTCGAGTTCACGGTCAGTCTTGCCGACATGAACACGCCCGGCAAGTTCAAGTCGAACCCGACGCTCGCAGCGGGTGACGTGAAAATCAGCAAGGACGAGGGAAGTCTTGCGAACCTCGCGACGCTTCCTTCCGTTGCTCCGGCGAGCAGCAAGCTCGTTGCGGTGGAACTGACCGGGACGGAGATGGACGCGGACAAGGTGACGATCATCTTCTCGGACCAGACCGATCCGCCGGAGTGGGCGGACTTGAGCATCACGATCCTGACGACCTCGGCGTAAGTCCGTGGCGCTGTTCCGCCTCTTCCTCGGTAATCGCCCCGCAGCGGCGGGCGGGGATGTCACTGTCAATCTTACAGGGGTCACAGCCACCGGGTTTGTGGGGTCTGTCACCACTACCGGGGCAGCGACTACAACGCTTACTGGTGTTGAGGCAACTGGGGTTGTCGGTGATGTAACGGTATCCACAGGCACCAACGTAACGGTTGAATTGACCGGCGTTGAGGGTACAGGGGATGTCGGTAGCGTAACTGCTACTGGCGATGCAGTTGTCACCCTGACTGGCGTCAATGCCACTGGTTCAGTCGGTGATGTCACCGTCGACACCGGCGGGAACGTCACCGTCACCCTGTCGGGTGTAGAGGCTACCGGAGCCATCGGCACGGTTTCCGTTACAGGAACCGCGACCGTATCGCTTACCGGCGTAGAGGCTTCCGGTGAAGTAGGAAGCCTCGTATTCGGGGATGAAGCAGAAGCTACTCCGACCGTCTCCGTAGGGGCTGGCAAGAGAAAGCCCCAGAAGCAGGTCTATTACACGCTCAAGATAGACGATGAAGAACTCTTCTTCTACAGCGTGGAAGCGGCGATTGCCTACCTGGACAGTCATGTTGATGTCCTGGCGGAAAAGATCGAAGCGAAGGTAGAGAAGGCTGTCTCGAGGGTCATTCGGACAGGTAAGAGGCCCGCCAAGTCACCGAGACTGGTCGATGTAAGGGGAAGCCCACAAGCAGAGCTCGCCCCGATCAAGGACAAGATCAGGGAAATCGAGCGCGTTTTCGACGATGCCCTTGCCGCGAAACTGGCTGAACTTGCGGACGAGGAAGCGGAACTGAAGGACATCGCCGAAATCGTGAAACAGATCAGGGACTACATCTGATGGACGAAGAGCAGATCCTTTACAAGGAGATGGAGCGAGGCGCCAAGGCCAAGGCCATCCTTGAATCTGCTTTGTTCGTCGAGGCGTTTGATGTTTTGGAGGCCGATACGCTGGAGAAGTGGAAGTCATCTCCTATCCGCGATGCCGAGGGGCAGTTCGCGCTACGGCTGAAGTGGCAGGCAATCCAGCAGATCAAGGGGCATCTAAGAGATGTGATGGAAACCGGCAAGCTGGCCGCGCAGACGATTGAAGAGAAACGAACCCTCAAACAGCGGGCGAAAGCCGCTGTTGCCGAATTCAGGAGATAGCATGGCTGACGAGATGAGACCTACCGGGGCCGAGAAGCACGACGCTGCTCTGGCCGCGGTGGAAAAGATGTGGGGCGGTGGCGACCAAGCAGAGGCAGTCGCCACTCAAACCGAAGAAACTGTGGATGCAGATCCGCAGGAGGCCCAGCAGCCTGAGCAAGCGGAAACGCCTCAGGAGCAGCCCGAAGAGACCGAGGAAGTCGAGATCGACGGTGAGATATACGCCATCCCGAAGAAGATTTCCGACCGTTTCAAGATGCACGCCGATTACACGCGCAAGACGCAGGAGACTGCGGAAATGCGCCGCGCGCTGTCGGCGGAACGAGAGGCCATGGCTCTGGATAGAGCATTCCAGGAATCGATTGCGGAGGAGTCCAAGAAACTCACTCTCCTTGATGCCCAGATCGGGCAGTTCAAGAACATCGACTGGACGGCCATCGAGGACGCGGGCCAGATGATGCGCCTGAGGGCACAGCTTGACCAGCTGAAGGACCAGCGCAAGGAGCTTGCAGACAGTCTACAGGCCAAACGCGGTGACTTCGAGAAGCAGGTCAAGGCCAAGGCTCAAGAGGCTATCCAGGCCGGTCAAAAGTACGTGGAACAGCACGTCAAGGGGTTCAACGACTCCATGAAGCAGGGGCTGTTCGCGTATGGGCTGAACGAGGGTTACACCCGTGACGAACTCGACCGGATCGTTGATCCGAGAATCATCGTCACACTGTGGAAGGCGAGTCAATGGGACGCGCTCCAGTCACAGAAACCCGCAGTCACGAAGAAAGCGGCGCAAGCGGCCCCGGTGATCAAGCCAGGGGCGACGAAACCGACTCCCCCGAAGTCCGCACAGCTTCTACAAGGGATCAAGCAGGCCAAAGGCAACCAGGCCAAGGTCCGGGCTGCGGAGGATTATTTTGCGGAAAGGCTTAGCAGGTAATGGCACAAGCAACTGGACTTACCCAGACGTACAACATCGGTACGGCTGGCGGCATCCGTGAAGACCTGGAAGACAAGATCTGGGATCTCTTCGCGGACGATACGTGGGCGCTGACGAACCTCGACCGGGTCAAGGCGAACGCGGTTTATCACGAGTGGCTGAAGGACTCTCTGGCGTCGGCTGCGTCCAATACCGCGCTGGAAGGCGATGAGGCCACCTTCACGACCCTGTCTGCTCCGACCCGGGTTGGTAACTATTGCCAGATCACCAGAAAGACCTTCCTGGTGTCTGGCACCCTCGAGGCGACCTCCCTCGCCGGCCGGGCGCGCGAGTCCGCGCGTCAGACGGTGCGGAAGATGCGCGAGCTGAAGAATGACATGGAGTTCGATGTCATGCGTAACCACGCCTCGATGGCTGGTAACGGTGGCGCTGGCTCTGCGCGTTCTTCGGCCGGCATGGAGTCGTGGATTTCCACGAACGAGTTTCCCGCGGCGACTTCCACCGCAGGCACGACCCCTGGCTTTCTCTCGGGGATCGTCGCCGCGCCGACCGATGCGACCCAGGCAGCACTTTCCGAGGGCGTGTTCAAGAACGCTCTTGCCGGTGCTTGGGCGCAAGGCGGGGACGCGCGGATCGTGTTCACCAACTCGTCCACCAAGAGCGTGATTGATGGCTTTACGGGCATCGTCACTCGCAACGTGGACATCTCGCGTCGGCAACAGGCGACCATCATCGGAGCGGCGAACGTTTACGTCTCGTCCTACGGTGTGCACACGGTCATCCTGCACCGTCACGTGAGGGGGAACGTGATCATGGCGATCGACCCGGATTACTGGGCGCTTGCCTTCCTGCGTAACCCGTTCATGGAGCAACTGTCCAAGACGGGCGACGGCGTCAAGTACATGATGCTCGCGGAATGGACGCTCGTTTCCCGGAACGAGGCAGCCTCCACGAAGTGTGTCGGGGTGCTGTAGAGACTTTGGGGGCTTCGGCCCCCTTTTTCCATGTTCCTCATACCGACAAGAGACAGGCCGGAGGCAATGAAGGAGTTGATCTCCGCTTGTTATCTCTATGGCCTTCCGAAGGCTGCCGTGATGATCGATGGCGATCCGAAGCCATACGAATACATTCGCTGGCCCAAAGGGTGGGCTGTGCATGTCTGCGAGAGGCACATGGAAATGGTCGGGGCGACGAATGAACTGTTCAGGCTTCACCCTGATGAAGAGTGGTACGGGTTCCTGAACGACAGGGCGAGGCCGAGAGAGGAAAACTGGTGGTCAAAGCTTCTCGACTCTGTGGGAGATGGCTGGGCCAACCAGGCCTCTCTCGGCACCAAGAATGGCCGGGTACGGATGAAGAACGGGGTAATGAACGGAGGTTTGGTAAGAGCTCTCGGCTGGTTCTGGCCCCCTCAGTTCGTTCATTTCTTCGTTGATGATGCGATGGAAGACGTACTTTATGGGGCCGGGTTATTCAACCAGACCGACGTTCAGATCGACGAACAGCCGATACGAAAACTCCCCAGGGTGTTCGATGGTGCGGCGTACTGGCACAAGGACGAGAAAGCCTACAAGGACTTTGATTCGTCCAGGGTGATTGAAAGACTGAAGGTCTCATGCTGACCGTTCTGTGTGTCCTCAAATCCGGCGGTGGTTATGACGCCGAATGGGTCGCAAAGCTCCAGAGGGCCGTCGAAAGGCATCTGAGTACGCCTCATGTCTTCAAGTGCCTTTCAGATGTGGAGGTTCCTTGCGAGCGGATTGCGCTGAAGCACGACTGGAAAGGGTGGTTCTCCAAGGTCGAGCTGTTCCGTCCCGGGGTGATTGACGGTCCTACTTTGACGCTCGATCTGGATAGCGTGATCGTGGACGGTTTTGATCAGATCGCAGATTTACCTTACGACTTCGCGATGCTCCGGAACTTGAACGACCCGTCAAAGGCTTCTTCTGCCGTGATGTGGTTCCGAAAAGCGCCACACCACGTCTATGAGGCCTTTGCCGAGAATCCCGAACATTACATGGGAGAGTACGCAAAGTCGAATGGAGGGGTCTACATCGGTGACCAGGCGTGGATCTTCGACGCGATGGATAGAAAGGTGACGTACTTCTCCGATGAGTATCCAAGGCTCATCCGGTCGTATAGAAGGCACTGCCAGAACGGGGTTCCTCCTGGGTGCTCGATTGTCCAGTTTGGAGGTTCTTTGAAGCCAAGCAACGTCAAGGATCAGTGGGTCAAGGAGGCGTGGGTCTGATGCCGGAGTTCTTTCAATACAACCCGCACAACGGCATCACGGAGTTTTTCGACTACGACGAGTCAACCGGGAACGTGATGATCACGTCTATTGCTCCGGGGGCCGACGCTCTGGACGCCTTCCTTGATATGACCCATGAGACAAGGGCCGTGGGGAAGACGGACAAGGGGCTCATGGACAACGGGCGGGAGTTCCACTGTTACGCGAGTCTTCCTGCGATCGTTCAGCTGCAATTGCGGCAAAAAGGGATCGATATCTACTCCAAAGACCCGACGATGATGCGCAGGATGTTCGACGAGATCAATACCAACTATCCGTGGTGCAAGACCACGTACAAGAGCCACCGCTAATGGAGATCCTCGAGAAGAACCCCGGCCTCAAGAGGGCGAAGGAACTCATCGACGCTGGAGATCTCGACGGGGCGTGGAAGACTTGTGAAGAACTCCTCATGGAGAAGCCCAATCACGCGGCTTCCCTGATCCTCGCGTCTTTCATTGCGTGGAAGGCTACCCGGTACGTGATTGGTTACGAGTTCGGTCAGCGGGCTGTTTCACAGGCCCCGCATGATGCGGTGGCTCACCTCAACCTCGGTATCAACGCGCATGATCTTTGGCTGTACGAGGAAGCCGAGGATTCTTTGAGGACCGCGGCGAGGATTGCGCCTAACCGTGAAATCCAGGGCATGGCGTACATGAACCTCGCCGCCCATTACCTCGACTTCGGCGAGTTCAGAAAGGCCGAGGAAGCTGCGAGACAGGCTCTGAAATGCTCTCCGTATTCGCCAAAAGCGAAGTCGAATCTAGGGTTCGCGATGCTCGGGCAGAACAAGTGGGATGGGTGGGAGTTCTACTCCTACTGTCTCGGTCTGACCCATCGGGAAAAGATGAAGTTCGGGGAAGAGCCCGATTGGAATGGAGATAAGGGGAAGACCGTCGTTCTCTATGGCGAACAGGGTCTGGGGGATGAGATCTCATTCGCCTCGATGATTCCAGACGCAGCCAGGGATTGCAAAAAGATCATCTTCAGCTGCGACAAGAAGCTCAAAGGACTCTTCACAAGGTCTTTCCCCACGGTGCGGGTTTACGGAACACGCAGAGCCAAACCGGAGGACAACGTCCGGTGGGACCAGGATGATTGGCAGTTCGACGCCTCCTGTGCGCTCGGGGAGTTGGGAGGTCTCTATAGAAGGTCGGACGAGGACTTCACTGGAGAGCCATATCTAGTACCAGATCCGGATCGCAGGTTGATGTGGCGGGCGCTATTTGATCAGAAAAAGAAGCCGGTTATCGGGGTGGCGTGGACTGGTGGGATGTCCCATACGGGGAAGCAGTTCCGGACGATGGATCTGGAGCAACTGTCGAGCGTCATGGGATCTATCGATGCTCATTGGATCAGCCTCCAGTACAAGGACGCCTCCAAGGAAATCGAGGCGTTCAGGAACAGACATCCGAATATCGACCTTGTCCAGTATTCCTTCGCCACCCTGACTGATGACTATGACGACACCGCGGCGCTGGTTGCGGAATGTGATCTGGTCATCTCGGTACAGACAGCTGTCGTTCACCTGTGCGGGGCGATCGGGAAAGAGTGCTGGGTCTTGCTCCCGAAAACCTCTCAATGGCGATACGGCGAGAGTGGAGAAGGAACCATCTGGTACAAGGCGATCCGCCTTTTCAGGCAGAGGAGCCTGAAGGACTGGCACGGACCTCTAGGTGAGGTGACTGGGAACCTGAGGCGGAAATTCTCGATGAAGGCCGCGGCGTGATTTCCGAGGCTTACAAGAAAGAGCAGGAGCGTCTTCACATGGACCCGGACTATGGCCGGGCCTCGGAGACTTACGCCCCCATCGTATCGAACATCATCAATAAACTTGGCGTCAAAGAGCTACTGGACTACGGAGCAGGAAAGGCGCGGCTGATGCAGAAGCTCAATGTCGATCACGACATGAAGCTTCAGTGCTACGACCCCGCCATTCCAAGGTTCGCCGGTTCTCCTGTCCCCATGCAGATGGTGGCTTGTATCGACGTGCTCGAACACATCGAACCGGAGTATCTGGACCGCGTACTTGATGACCTTGTCCGGGTTACGGAAAACATCGGCTTCTTCACTGTCGCCACAGAGCCAGCGGAGAAAACGCTATCTGATGGGAGGAACGCCCATCTCATCGTCCAGCCGATGGAGTGGTGGTTTCCCAGGATAGCTGAGCGGTTCGACATTCAGACCTTGCAGGTTCATGGATCAGGGTTTTACGTGATCGTCTTTGCAAAGCCCAAGCCGGAGATAGAGCGTGTCCATTAGCACACTGGCTGAACTCAAGACCTCGATGGCCAACTGGCTGAAGCGTGATGACCTGACTCCGTATCTCGAGGACTTGATTCTCACCGGAGAGAAGTACCTCATCCGCAAACTTCGTGTCCCCGAAATGGAGACTTCGTTCTCTGATGCAATGGCTTCGGGAACGCTCACCGTTCCTGCTGGATTCCTCGGGTGGAAGTGGGCGGCGATTCAAGGCTCGACGAACCGGTTTCTGAAGACCCGTCCGTCTCAATGGATCATGGAGAACTACCCGTTACGGTCTTCTGCTGGCAAGCCTTTCTATATCGGGAGAGACGGCTCATCGTTCGTTTTCGGGCCGTTCCCCGATTCAGACTACACGGTCATAGGAACGTACTGGGCTCGGCCTACGAGCGTTCTGAGCTCTGCCAATAGCGTCTTCACGACGAACCCGGATGCGTATCTGTACGCGGCGCTTTCGGAATCCGCGCCGTTCCTGAAGAACGACGCGAGGGTTCCCATGTGGGAATCCAAAAGGGACCGGATCATCAATGACATGAACGGCGAGGCGAATGCTTCGCATCGCGATTCGACAATGGCGGTCTCCGTGGATTTCATGGCCTAGATGCCGCAGCCTGTTCCATTCATCGGCTACGGGCCGGATATCGACCCTACAACTCCGGGGGTGATCACCAATTGCTCTGCAATCGTTCCTACGATCAGGGGGTTTGGTGGCGCGCCTACTCCTGAAGATGCAGGAGCGAATGCCCTTGCGTCGAAATGCTACGGGGCCGTTTCAATAAGGAAGCTGGACAACTCCACGAGGATTTTTGCCGGCACTGCCTCGACCATGTCCGAGCTCTCCGGGTCCTCGTGGACTTCCATAACAGGGTCAACGTTGAATGGACTGGGCGGAACCGACTCGTGGTCGTTCGCTCAGTTGGGAAATACAACTCTCTTCGCTGCCAAGACGGAAATCATCCGGTTCATCAATTCCGGAACTGCGATGGCGGTGTGTACTACGACCGCTCCAAGGGGGGCGATAGTAGAGACAGCGAACAACTTCGTTCTTCTATTCAACGTCGTCGATCAAGGCGGAATCTACGACTCTGCAGAAAGAACTCATGGCTGGTGGTGTGCTGGCAAGGGCGGGTTTACCTCATGGGTGCCGTCGGTAACCACTGAAGCTGCAACAGGTGACTTGGCGTCCACCCCGGGTGGGGTAGTGGGAGCGAAGAGGTTCGGCTATCAGGTGATCGCGTACAAGATCCAATCAATGTACGTAGGGACGTATGTCGGACAACCCAGCATCTGGGACTGGCAACTGATCCCCGGTGAGTCTGGAGCACTGTCAAACGATGTCATCGTTGATGTAGGAACCCCGGAGCAGCCCAAGCATATCTTCATGGGGTTCGACAACTTCTATTCCTTCGATGGGGGTAGACCGATCCCTATCGGCAATCCGCTTCGTGAGACGGTATTTAGAGAGATCAATTACGAGTATTACTACGTCTCGAAAGCACTGCACGACACGAACAACAAGCGGATCTACTTCTACTACCCGTCAGGCTCTACAGGCAACCCTGACAAGTGCGTTGTCTATCACTATCTCAATGGGACCTGGGGAAGGGACGATCGGGAAATAGAAGCCGTCATCCAGTACATCGCAAGTGGTCTGTCGTGGGACGACCTTGGTAGTTTCTATTCCACCTGGGATGATCTTCCTGACTTGCCCTATGACACAGCGTTTGCGGTTTCGGGGACACGTCAGCCGTCTATTGTCGATACCTCCCACAAGATAAATACGATGACCGGGCCGGCGGATGCGTCCTCGATCACAACTGGTGATTACGGGGATGATCAACTGTATACGACGCTTTCCCGTGTGAGACCTAGATTCCTGACGGCTCCAAGTTCAGCGACGTTCACGAACTACTACAAGCACAACCTCAGCGATACCCTGACCACGGGCTCTTCTGTTGGGATGAATAACGGGAAGTTCGACGTTTTGCGGTCTGCCAGGTGGCACCGCGGGGTAATCGAAATGCAGGGGAATCACGAGATTACTGGTTTGTCCGCCGACATCATTCCGGACGGGGAAGAGTGAAGCTCTCCCTCGAAAACGAGATCCCGCTCGAATACTCATCGAGCCGATGGATTTCCATCATCAGAAAGGTCCAGACGGCCTTCAACGCGCTTCAGGGTGGGAGTCTTTCGGGGCGGTTCTACCTCTCGGCAGCGCCTACAACAGGCACTTGGGCTCGAGGTGACATCGTCTGGAATTCGGCGCCTTCTGCCGGCGGGACGATTGGCTGGGTGTGTGTGTCGGCTGGGACTCCTGGTACTTGGAAAGCATGGGGCTCGATCGCTGCCTAGACCCGGAGGTAATGAACCGGGTCATTACCCACCCCAAGGTATACCCCCACGTTTCTGACGATTTCTCCCCCCAGCCCTCGGAGTTTGACTGTGCCGGCCTGATGGCTACTCCGGGGGTCTACTTCCTGGCTGTGAATGATGGGGATGGCGGTGGATTCATGGTCCATATGCACTCCCAGACGGTTTACGAGGTCCACACCTTTCTACTACCTCAAGTGTGGGGACAGAGTATTGACATTGCTGTAAATTTGGTCATGTGGGTGTTCAAAAATACAGGGTGTGAGAAGTTGATTACCTGGGTCCCTGAAGGCAACGCTTTGGCTCTCAGATTGGCCCGAAGGGTCGGGATGAAAGAAGAAGGGTTTTCGCCGTACAGCTACCGCAAGGGCGGGAAACTGATCGGGCGCCACCTGCTAGGGATAGAGAAAGAGCGCGTATGCCAGTAGCAGCCATTGCCGGCCCGGTTCTGGGCGCCGTCGCGGGCGGCTTGCTGTCCCGCGGTGGGGCGAAGCAGAGCGGAACCACTGCAACGACCTACGGGAACCCGGATGTCATGACAAGGGCCGAGATGATGGCCTCGACCGGGACACCTGCAATTGCCTACTACAAAGGCCCGCAATTAGCAGAGCAGTCTCCGTTCTCCATACAGGGAATCCAGCAACTGGCCGATTCGGCCAGGAACCAGTCGGGGCTTGTAGGTCAGGCCCAGGGCGTTCTTGGCCAGACATTGGCAGGTGATTTCCTCAACGTCGATTCAAACCCCTATTTACAGGGGGCTGTGCAACAGGCGCTGAACCAGGTCAGGAGGAATGTCTCCTCACAGTTCGGGGGCGAGTCTTACGGCGGTTCTGCCAATCAGGAGTGGTTGAATAGACAGCTTGCTGAGACCGCGCTCCCGATCTATTCCCAGGCGTACCAGAACGAGCGGCAGAATCAGCTGAACGCGCTGGGCTTGGCGCCGTCGTTGCAGACCGCGAATATCGACCAGCTCTTGAGGGCTGGTGGACTTGAGGAGCAGCGCAGACAGCAGGAGATCGCCGCCGCGAAGCAGGAATTCTTCGAGCCCTGGGATGCGTTGTCCAGGTATGCGGGTCTCGGCGGCAGTCAGGTATCGTCGCCGTACTTCACGAATCCTACCGCCTCTATGCTTGGCGGTGCTCTGACTGGCGCGCAGATTGGCGGTCAAGTGCTCGGACCGATCTTCAATCCCTCGCAGAGTTACAGCCCGTTTCAGGGCGGGCTGAATCTTTCGTCATACGGCCCGGCGTTTGCATAGATGCCTCTTCCAGGACTTCTCTCGTTCGCTCAGGACCCGGCCCAAGCCGGGAATCTCGGGCTCGGTATCGGTCTACTGTCAGCTTCAGGCCCGTCGCGATTGCCGGTGAATACCGGGCAGGCTTTGGCTTCAGGGCTTCTGACTGGCTCTGCGATGCAGGAGGCTGCGCGCAGGGCTGTCATGGATACGGAACTGCTGAATGCGCAGACCCGGCGTATCGGGCTCGAGTCGGAAAGACTCCAGATGGATATGGAGGGAAGAAAGGCTAGCGCTAAGGCGTTCGCCAACCTTGCCGAGCAACTCCCTGAGGGTGAACGGCAGTTGTTCATGGCAGACCCTGGGGCGTATATCAAGAGCCTCATTGAAGGCTACAGCCTCTCTCCTGGACAAGTGCGGATGCGCGGCAGTCAGGCTGTTGCAGCAGTTCCGCAGGCGCCGGTTTTCCAGAATGTTCCTACCGGAGTGCCTGGTGTAACTCAGGGAATGTGGCTTCGTCCTGGTGAGGCCTCCGGTGTGCCTGTTGGTGGCCAAGCGATGCCAGAGATATTGAACCCAGCAGTCCAAGCCGCGAAAAAGGATATTGCCAGGGCAGGGAAAACTGACGTGAATCTCGCCGTCAACACTGCCGGGTCACTGTGGAAGTCTGTTGCAGACAAGGTAGGGGACAACATCGCCTCTACTGGTCAGGCAGCGCAAGAAGCGGTCAAGACGATTGAATCCGCCAACCAGATCCGCTCGGCTATCGACGCGGGCGGGGTCATTGCCGGGCCTGGAGCAACGCTGAGACTGAAGGGGGCGCAGGTCGCGCAGGTACTCGGGTTCTCAGGCCCTGATGCAGTCGTGAACACCAGGAACACAGTTCAAGGGCTGTCGCGGCTAGCGCTTGGTGCTCGGGCGCAACTAAAGGGTCAGGGGCAGATTTCAGACTTTGAAGGGAAGCTTCTTCAAAAGGCCGAGACTGGCGACATTCAAGACCTGACCATCCCGGAAATTCGCGCTCTTGCGGATATTGCGGATAGAGGGGCCAGGGCGGTTATCAAGAGGAACAAGGCGAACGTCGATAAGGTCAGTGGCAACCCCGATACAGGCCCTCTCGGGCAATTCCTGGACGTGCAGGAACCTCCGGCTTATCAAGGCCCATCGGTGACAAGAACGATCGGGGGCAAGACTTACGTGAAGCGCAATGGCCAATGGTTTGAATCCGGTAACTGACCCGGAACTCCTGAAGCAACTTGAAGGCGAGCCTGGCCAGATACCTGTTTCAGATCCTAAGCTGATTGCTCAGCTAGAGGGTCAGGAATCCACAGCGAAGCGCGCTGCAGGCCTTACCGGGCGCTCTCTCATAGAGGGGGCGTTGGCGATTCCAGGGACTATTCTTGGCGGGCTTTATGGGGCCTACAACGTCGGCGCCGATCTTTTGGGGTCGAATGTTCCAAGGCTGAAAGACCCAAACCAGCAACTATCCCAGACGCTGACCAGTCTTGGTCTACCTGAGCCGCGGACTGGCCTGGAGAAGGTTGGGAACGTTGCCGGGCAGATGATCGGTTCATCTTTTGTCCTGCCTGTTCCAAAGCCATCACAGCAACCTATCAAGTTATCGCAAAAGGATCTCGCCGCGCAGAGCGCCAAGCAGGCCGGGTATTCGCTCCCTCCCTCCGCTACAGGTAAGGGAAGTGCCGGGATGGAGAGTTTTGCCGGCAAGGCTGCTCTCAATCAGGAAGCGACTATCAATAACCAAGCCATTACGGATGCGCTCGCTAGACGTGCAGCGAGTCTTCCTGCTGGTGAGGAAATCACCAAAGAGTCTTTGGCACAAGCTCGGCAAGTTCTGTCTGCTCCATATCGGGAAGTGTCTGCAGTTTCAAAGACTGCCGCCAAAGCACTGGACAAACTTGGCGACGTTCGGGAGGAAATGAATCTCGCCTTTAACGAGTACAACCGCACAGCTAGTAGGCAGGCGCTCAAGGAAGCCAAGTCTTTAAGAGCTACCGCAGGAACGCTTGAAAAGGTTATCGACCGTGAGGCGGTAAAGATTGGCCAGCCGGAACTTCTCGAGGCCCTGCGGCAATCGCGGGTGGCTCTGGCAAAGAACTTCGACGTTCAAAGAGCGTTGAACCCGTATACGGGCGAAGTCTCCGCGAAAGCAATAGGCCAGATTGCCGGCAAGAAAAAAGTAACAGACGAGCTCAGCACGATCGCCTCGTTTGCCAAGTCGTTTCCCAAGTACGCGGGGGAGGCGTCCAAGGTCCCCACTCCTGGGGTGAGTGCATTAAACCCGATCGCCAGCGCTGGACTGGGAATGGGTACTGCTGCTGTTACGGGCAGTCCCATTGGGGGCTGGCTTGCGGCCGGTGTCCCGCTTGCCCGCGGGCCGATCCGGTCTTTGCTTCTTGCAAACCCGAATGCGGCCAGAACGCTTGGCGAGGCCCCTGGGCTGTACTCGAGGATTGGCTCCCCGGTCGTTCAGGGGGCGGGCGAGGCGGTGAGTATGGGATTACTCAACCCGCTGTCTGCGGGCGTGGTTCTTCCCGGCGGTCTTTTGAGGCTACGGGAACAGGCTGACGAACTTGAAGAGCGCGAGCGCCGCGAACGGAATTGAAAGCTCGGGCGAGAAAGCAAACGTGACAGCGAAACAGCCGACCCATATGAAGCACCAGATGGAGTCTCTGTTGCGCTGCCGTATCTCCCGGATTCTTTCTAGAGCATCGCCCATATCAGAACTGGACCCTATAACGGCCGGATTTGTTGTCTCGCCCTACTCCGGTTCCGTGACTCGTCCAAGGGTCAACCGCGTACACGATATCAATGATGAGGCCGTCTCCGGTCAGTACGGCGCTGCCGTATTGCTGACCGGGCTGGTTGAAGGAAAAGCCGGTTGTGTAGACCCAGTTATATCGGGTGTTAGCAACTCCAAAACCGGTTCCCATATTCATGCCGGAAATCGTCGAGTACTCACCGACGAGTTTGGCTCCGGAAGGGGTGGTGGCCACGACATTTCCATGGCCGGCTCCATTGCTGGTGAAACTGGCATTGAGCACTTCACCAGTATCGAGGTTGTAGAGCCTGGCGCTAGTAGCGCAACCGCTAAGGAAAACAAGGCAGATGACGAGAAGTCGTCTCATGGTTTCGTCACCCTGCCACAGCTCCCGGTTAGGCGTCAATTAATCCTTAAGGACTAGTAATGCCGGTTCCCTCTCGAATCACCGATATGTCCCATATTGCGGCGAACAATTCGCCGACTGGCGGGGAGGCGATCGGGTCCAACGCCGACAACTACCTCAGGGGCATTCAAGCCGGCATCAAGGGTGATCTCGCCCATAAAGGGGCTGACATCGCCTCTGCGGCGACCCCTGACATTGCTGCTATCCAAGGTAGTTACCACGACATCACCGGCACCACGACGATTACAGGGTTCGTGGCGGGGGCGGCTGGAACAAACAAGACACTGCAATTCGATTCCACGGTAACGCTCGTTAACGGCTCGACAATGCCCCTCTTGGGCGGGGCAGATATCACGGCGCTCCCAGGCGATGTTCTGGATTTCGTCTGCGAGGGGGCGACATGGAGGCAAAAGGGATGGGGTAGAGCGTCTGGTAATCCGGTATTCAACACGATTACCGGCTCCGGGATTTCGGGGCAGATGGTCGCCACGCAGGCGCAGATGGAAGACGGCTCCCTTACGAGCGTCATTGCTACGCCTGGGCGGTTGCATTTTCATCCAGGGGCCGCAAAGGCCTGGATCTACTTTACCGTCTCGGCAGGGACAGCAACAGCACAAGCGGGCTACAACATCGCGTCCATAAACAGGAATGGGCAAGGTGATTACACGATCACCTTTACCACCGCCTTTTCCTCAGCCAGCTACGCATGGACAGCAAGCGGGACCGATGAGAACGGATTTCCAGTAGCTGTCTTTGTTTCCAGCAGTTCGCCAACTCAATCTGCCGGTTCCATTCGCATCCTTACCACACGCGCAGATAACGCTTCTGCTGCTGACGCCCATTCCACTCGAGGCGTATCTGTCGTGTTCTTCGGAGACCAAGCGTAGGTGCTCCGGGTTCTTTCCAGTAACGAGCCGCTGCCTTTGCAGAACCATACCTTTCGCGAGGTGCCCGGAATCGACATCGCGTTTCGCGGCGGGGACGTGTGGTGGCCGCTAGACGGGAATTGGTTCGATCCGCCGTTCCCGAGATGGGTTATCCGCTTCATCTGCCCGTGGCGCGTGCTGCCGTTCGTCCGGTGGCGCCTCGGGCGGACGGTCGGATACCTCGGCTTCAAGGCGTGGGGCGTTGACGATGAGCGTTATCTCAACTGGGTTCCCGCTGAGCATGTGCGCGCGGGGAGTGTCGCGCTGACGTTCTCGGCGCGCCTCGATGCGGACGATCATTGATGGACCTGACCGCTCTATTCCAGGCTGTCTTCTCGATCAACAACCTCCCGGTGTCGGTGTTGATCCTCGTCTGTGGGGCGCAGTTCTATCTCCTCCACAAGTGGCGACAGGAGACCCGGGAGGATCAGAAAGGGATTGTCGAGGCGCTGAACAAAAACACGGAGGCGATGACGCAGCTACGAATCGCGGTTGCGGCAAACACCGGGCGCGCGTCATGAACAAGTCCCTGCGCGAGGCGTTCAAAGCGAACGTAGAGGCCACGGAAGGTCTAACGCAGGAGCTGGAAACCGCTAGGGCGCGGATGAACGGGAAGCACTCACTACACGAGGTGATCTATGGACAACGTAATGAACGCAGTTGGCGAGCCGGTGTCTTTCGGGGCGCTGGTGGTGGTCCTGTTGGTGGTAGCGGGGGCGGTGTGGGGGTTCCAAGCCGCGTTCAAGTCCGGAAAGCGGGAGACAGCACTGGACGAGAAACTGGCGGCTATTGCCAACGATGCGGCGCTCCCCTCGGGGCTGAGAAGCCTTGCTGCGAAGGCTCAGGGACTTGAGCTGACCGCCGCCGCACAGGCCGTGAAGAGCGCCGTGGACCCGGCCGTTGCCGAGCTGAGGGCGAAGGTGGCCGAGCTCGAGGCGAAGATCAAGGGCTAGTCATGCTCGAATTTCTGAAGAAGTTCACCGTCTACCCGATCGAGGACAACCCGAAGATGGCGGCGTTCTACGCCTTCATTCTCGGGGCGATCACCGATCGGTTCGGATGGTCTGCGGCTCAATTCCTGTTGGGGTTTCTCTCGT